TCTGCTTTACAAATCGCTTTGCTACCGCAAACCGCTTCGCGGTCTTCTACGCTACCTCCCGCCTCGTTCCGTTGCGTGGAGTTTTTTCAAACACAGTGTTTTCGACTGACAGCATTCAATCTACGCTAACCAGTAGGCCCAATTCTTTTGATGGCTTATCTCCCAATGGGGGTCGATTAACGTGTACGAGTGTCCTTCTCAGGGGACCTTTTACTCAGCGGTATTACTAAACTGGCCCGCTAACCTTGTGTGCTGTTTGTACTGCCTAGATTTTGAAGTGCTTCTTTGAGGATTTTTGAACTGCCTACTCTTACGTTGATAATGCCGTTATAATAATCGTCTGTTTCTAATACCCTGCGTTCAAATTGTTCTCTAGCCTCTAGATAACTCATTAAGCCTCTGCTGTTGCAAATATAAAGTATTTCTCTGGTAAATTTGTCTTCACCCAGTTCCTGTACGTCTGCTATCAAATGATCTGAAGATCCCCAATAGTCCCTCCAGTCACTTTCTACTTTTGAACGCCTTTTATTTTTTTTGCCTTTAAGTGGTGGGCGGGTTTTCTTAAACTTCGCTAGTTTTTTGCCCACATATTTGCGATTGTTGGTAGTGTTGGTAATCAAGTAGACAAAACCTTCGCAATCTTCTGGAAGTTCGTTGATAATTTTGCCCTGATAAGTCCACTCCATAGTGATACTTACCGTGCCTTAATTTTCGGTGTCTTGATTCTGATTTGCCTTCTTTTTTGCCTTGAGATCTTTGCGTCTATCCTGTACTTCGTAACGCCTTTGTGTGCATAGCCTTCTAATATCGCTTAGAATTGAACGCACTTTACGTCCGTTTTCATCAAAGCCTTTTGCTTCCCAACGTTCGTTCATGTTGTAGTAATCCATAATTGCTTGAACCAGCAATTCGTGTGTTGTTGGTTTATGCATCAATTACCTCTGTGTCGGTTTCGTAACTAGTAAATCCGTTTTCTTTTACAACTTTTAGTATATTATTAACCCTAGCACTTAGTTCTTCTTTATGTGAAATCAAATAGATATTTTTATGACGTTCACGTGCCATCTTTTTAAGAATAGCAATCGAACTTTCAACACCAGCAGTATCCATACCACTATCAATAAGTTCATCAATAAACAGCAAATTAATGCTTTGATATAAGTTTTCCCAAACATCTCTAAATGCCCAACTTAGGCTTAAGATGAGTCTATTTCGTTCACCTCTACTGAGGTTATCAAAGTCTAAGTCACGTCCTAGTTCTGTAATTTCTACCGTTAAATCGTTCTGAAACTTAACTTGATGCGGTAATCCTGTACGATCTAAGTAGTATTGTAAACGTTTGTTAAGGAACGACAAGTTTTGATCAATAATACGTTTACGAATAAATGAATCTTTACTTGTAAGCAGTTTATACAAGAAATCCATATGATTTTTCATATTAGTTAGATCGTTCATAACGTCCCAACTTACTTCTTTAAGTGCTGTTTCTTTTAATTCCTTAATTTGTTCAGTGTAAGGATTAACATCTTCATCTCTTTCTTTTTTACGATCCTCTAAACTTGCTAGATTGTTTCTATGATTAAATGCTTCTTCCGCAGTATCATAAAATGTTTTAGGCTTTCCGTTGATATCTCCAATGTCGTCAATTTTTTTAACAACTTCATCTAGTTGTAGTTGAATACCGTCAAAATATGTTTTACTTTCCTTAACATCGTTTTCTTTTTCTTTTAATAAATCCGCGTGTGCATCATCATGCAGATCTTGTCCGCATGTAAAACATTTTTTACTACCAATGTCTTCTAGTTCTTTTTCATATTTTTTAACTTCACGATCCGCACGTAAAAGACTTGACTCTAAACTTGCTTTTTCTTTTTGTAAGTTTGTAAGTTCGTTATTAGAAGTTGTCCATATTTCTAAGTCTTTATGTGCTTGAATTTCTTTTTCAATATCAACTTGTATTAGGCTAGATATTGCCTTGCTCAATCTAGCAATTTCTTCTGTTTGATTCGCATCCCATGCTTTACTTTTAATATCTAAATTGTTAATACTTTCTTGAACAGCAAGGTTAGCACTTTCGATACCTTTAATTTTTGCATCTTCTTCTGCTATTGCATCTCTTACATTTTTTTGTTGTTCTTTTAAACGATCTGCTTTTTCAGACAAAATAGTAATGCCAAGCAGTTGTTCAATAATTTCTCGTTGATTATTAGGGGTCATAGCCAAGAATGGTTCTGTATAAGTGTTCAAAGCAACCAAATGTTTGAACATGGTATGACTCATGTTTAATAATTTTTCAATTTCTTCTTGTGTTTTACGACTATCGCCTTGTGATTCATCTACATCATCTGCAACAGACTCAACATCTTCAACATAAAATTTAAGAATATTAGGTTTTCTGCCTCTTTCAATACGATATGTTTTTCCGTTAACTTCAAATTCAACGGTAACAAGCATTGCTTTACCATTTGTTTTGTTTACAAGATTTTCTCTACGTATTTTTGTTAATGCTTCGCCATAAAGTGCATAACTTAATGCATTAATAATTGTTGTTTTACCTGTACCATTACGTGATCCAGCATCATCGCCACCTAAATCCATGTTTTCACCTAGGACAAGTGTTAAATGTGCTTTGTCAAAGTCAACTGCTTGTGTTGAATTCCCAACACTCATGAAGTTTTTTACCGTTATGGTTTTAATTTTAAACATAAATTATAAGTTCCTGTAAATGTCTAGCAATATATTAGGACGATATTGTTCACTTTGAATTTTTGTTATTTGATCTGTAACAATTTGATCAACACTTTCGAATTCAGTCTCTCCTCGTTCGATTGTAAGTGCGTCATCAACATCTTCTGTATCAGGTAACAAACTAATTTCTCTAATATCGTATTGTTTAGAAAAGTTTTCTTTAATAAATGTTGCTTCTTCATACGATATATCAATATCTAGTGTAACTCTTAGATATAAATTGTTTGGTTTTAGTATGCTTTCTGTATTATCAAGCAAATTGCTTAATTTTACGGTTCTATACTTTGGACAATCGGACCAATTAAGATATTCTGGTTGTCCTCCCCATTCAAGAATCATCATACCACGTTCATCATCCCATGCATCAGCATAATTGTGAGGAAAAGCATTTCCAATATAATGAATATTTCGATTGTTCTGACGTTTATGAAAATGTCCAGTAAAAACTAGTTCTTGATTTTTAAAGTCATCTGCTTTTACTTCGCCTGTATCTGGCATCTCAACCATAGCGTTCATTTTAAAATGAGGAAGTTCAAAGTGTCCAAACATATAACGACACTTCATTTTTACAACATTTTTCCATTCATCACCAACAAGCCATGGCACAAGTGCAACATCACCAATTACCTGTGGTTCATTTACCACCGTGACGCCTGGTACGTGCTTGCCAAATACTACAGAATGAATTTCACGTTTATCTTTGTAGTATAAATCATGATTTCCTGGAAAGAAATAAAAATTATCAAACGCCGCACCCAGTTTTTCCAATGAACGCAAACTAGCATCCATTGTGGTTAAATTTAATGCACTTCTATTATGGTGCCAATCTCCTGTGAATATTCCTACATCACAGCCGTTTGCTTTTGCTTGTTCGATATACCAATCTACAAAACGTTCGCAATCGTCGTTATGAACCTTAGAATTACTTTTAAGTCCGAAGTGTATGTCAGTAAACACCGCGGCTTTTTTAAATAAATTTTTAGCCATACTTTTCCTCAATTATTACAATTATAAGGCCAACCATGTATAGTTGTCAACCTAATAATCTGCTTTTGGCTTTCTCATTGTTTTATAGAACTCTGCAAGTTTTTCTTTATCCTCTTTGAAAACATTTTCGTTTTGTCTAGTAAAGGAAGGATTTAAACCATTTTCTTGCAAGATATCATCGCGAATATTTTGATTTTTCTTTTCTATGTTTAATACTCTCGTAAAGGAGTTGGTAACTGCCGCAGTATAGTAAGCAAATGGATTTAAACTTTTGCTTTCGTCAAACTGCAAACCAATCTGTGAAAGTTGTAGCACAGCCTGTGCCCTCATTTCGTCATTGTATGTGTAACCACGCCAGTTGCTTCGTGTACCATATCGATCGGCAAGTTTTAGGAACATGCGTCCTAAATCTTCGGTCATTCTACCATGACTCACAGAAAAATGGCCGTTATGTACTCCGCCTTGCCAGTGACTTTTGCCAACACAAATTAGGTTGTCATTTTCATCATACTTCCAATGTTGAAATGGTGGAAAGTTGCATTTTGCATGTTTATCTGCTACCGTCTTTGTTTTGCGTTTGCGACCAGGCTCTTCTGGAACATGATCAAATGTCATAATCCTAAAAACCAAGTCTGTTTTTTCAATTTTTTTCCAATCAGGTGTAACTTCTGCTAGTTTTACCTTTTGTTTGTTTTCTTTTGCTTCTGCATAGGCTTCTTTACCAATGCGTTCTGCTTGATTACGTTTAGCCTGTGCTATTGAAAGTCTATTAACTTTTTCTAAACTTGCAAGAATAATGTCGTATTGTGCATACTTTTCATCCTGAAACGAAGAAAACGTATTCTTGCTTTTCCAAATCTCGTGTAATAGGTCTTTGTTTGTTAAGTATTTCTGTCTAATCATTATATTTTTCTCCGGATATAAGTACTATTATAAACTACGCAGTTAATAAATGCAATAAATAATTGTAAGAAAAGGAACCAAAACGACATGGCTGGATTTTTAGAAAGTATATCATCATTTGGAACTAGTTCTATCAATAAGGGTAGAGAACTAGGAGCAGGGTTTGCACAAGACGCCGGGGCCGCCGGAACTAGGTTTTTATCAAACATCGGTGAAGCAACAGGTATAACACAAAATGCCGGAGCCATGGAGGGTCTTTCTAAACTAGGTGAAATTACCGGGTTAAGTGGTGTACTAGATAGATTGGGGTTTGACATTAAAGCAGGTGGCTTGCCATACTTACAAGAAAGCCAACTTCCAACATTAGCAAAAATAGATAAAAGAATCAAGATCAAAATCTCCGGTGAATATCTAACGGGGTCAGTATTAGAACCCCTTACAAGGACAGGCAATAGTATTGTATTTCCATACACACCACAAATAGTTTTACAATCAAGAGCGAATTATAATGCAGTCCAACCAACACATAGTAATTATGCATTTCAGTCATATCAGAACTCCAATTTGGATGCTATATCAATTGTGGGAACTTTTACAGCACAGAATAGAGGTGAAGCGGAATTCGTTTTAGCAACGGTACACGCACTTAGAACAATAACTAAAATGCACTTCGGAAGTGGAGCACACTTAGGCGCTCCTCCTCCGGTAGTATTATTAGATGGATATGGTGATTATATGTTTAATAATATGCCAGTGGTAATATCAAGTTTCTTTTTTACAATGAATGATGATGTTGACTATATTGATTTACCATCCTCGGGAGGTTCTAAAACATCGATTCCTACAAGAACAGATATTACGGTTGAATGTTTACCAGCATTTGCAAGAACAGATCAAGCGTCATTTAATTTAGAGAAATTTGCAACAGGCGAATTAACAAAACAAAAAGGAATGTTATAAAATGTATAGTAAATCCAGTTTGTATGGAAGTACATTTATTGATCAAAACGGTTTGGGCATACTAAACTATAGATCAATTCCACCTGTTAGATCCGACGTGCTGTATGTAATTAAACCTCAATACAATTATAGACC